CTGGCGATGTTTGCACCCACATAGCAAACTTACCAGTACGGTCGTTTAATTTATTAGACGGTTTATAATTTGCGTTATCGCTCTTAAAAACCTCTATATATTTCTTCTTTAACCAATCTGGATAGCAATCTAAATCTACAATGCCCTGTAGAAAATAATTCATATCTATATCGTATAATAAACCATACTCAAACTTTCCTGTAATCTTGGCATATTTCCAAGGCCACTGTTGAAAAAGATTTTTGCTTTCAAATTTTCTAAAAATACCAAAATATGTTTCCTCCATTAATAGGTTCCACAATATTTCTTTAAATTGTGCTCTGTAATCAAACTTATCAAAAAAGTCTGCTACCGCCTTATAATCATTTTTATATCTTGTAGTTTTATAATCAGCTGGCGTAGCATTGATACAGGTCATCTCTAAATCAAAAGCTGGTAAATTAGCAATATATTCTATATTTCTTTTATACATTAAACTGCTAAAATAATAAGACTGGCTATAAGAGACTAAAGAATTTTCATTGTTTGCAGGGTCTTTCAAAGCCCCCTCAATTTCATTCTTATCTGGTGTCCTAGAAGATATATTTAAATTTTTCATTAATTCATTTTGAAGCATTGGTGAAAATACACCGGTTTGATAACCTTTAGCAAAATCTACTACGTCAAAAGCATTTTGTAAAGCCTCTAATGTCTCAACAACTTCTTCTTCTGTTAACTTTTGTTTTTCTGTATCTTCCATAATACACCCGCCTTTCTAATATATATATTTCACTAAATATTTTAACGCGTCCACCTCTGAACGCCCAACATCGGCTTTTCCCTGTTTTTCATATTCATAAACAACAGACAAACCATACATTAAAGATGTAGCACGGTCTCTCTTTGCCGATTTTACAATTCTATCATAAACAATTTGGCCATTCATACCAAATGTTCTTTTTATATTACTAAGCTCCTGAGCTAGGTTGTCGTGTTCGACATGCATAACCTGCTCAGTAGGACTGTATTTTCCACTCTTATATAGCTCATCAGTGTCGTTACTATCTACCAATAGTTTTAAACTTTGGTCTTCAAAGCAACTTTTCATATAAGGATAAAAGGTACTATTGAACTCTGCTGTTGCCTGTATACCTCTAATGATAGGCTCTGCATTCGGTACATTTAATAATGTATCTTCGTCGTCATCTAATATTAAAGGCGGATATTCTTCAACATCACCTTTTTCATTTCTATAATTCCAAGGTTCCTCTAATAAAGACAGCAAACCCTGTCCGGCACTACGAACGTCTATTACTAATTTTTCCGTATTCGGAAAATCTATATGCAACAACTCTCTCAGCAAATCTCTTTGTTCTTTTAGGCTGGCTCCGTTCATAGTCCTAGTAAAAACAACATGTTTGTCAAATGTTCCATTTGCCTTTGGTATCAACTTAATAACATGAGTACAAGAATTATCAGAACCACTCTTTGTAGAAACAGCAACGTCGTGCGTTATTACATATGAATATTGACACTTTTTTGGCTGCGCCAATTCACAAGTATCTAATACCCTACATTTATTAGTTAAAGAATAAGGATAATAACTGTCGTTTGAGCTCCCTACAAACACGCCTTCATATTCATAAGTAAATTTATCTAAAGACATATCTGGGCTTTCTTTTTCCAACTCTATTTCTTCCAAAGAAAATAAACCAGCATCTATACCGACTTTATAATCCAAACTAGCAACAAAGTAATGCTCGTCACCATTAATCATAGAATGATAAAAATTCAAAAACTTCTGATATAGGTCGCAAGTTTTTAACCAAGCAGAAGAAATATAAATCATTCTACCCTTTTCAATAGGATTCTCTGGATATCTATCATGCAAATCAATAGCGTTCTGTCTTGGCGTCTTTATCATCGGCCTAATAACCTCTGTTAATGTGCTATCTTTAACAAGCCTAGCTTCGTCAACCAACACAAGTTGAAATCTCCAACCACGCGCGCTATCACCCTTTTGGCTCATTCCTAAAGTAATTGCCCTGATAGAACTGCCGTTTTTAAACTTTACAATACAATCATCGGAACTAGTTTTCATGCTAGCAATTTCTCTGATAATATTTTCGTTTTTACAAAGTTCACCCTCTATTTTTTGTTTAATAACCATTCTTGCCTGATTACCATTACCAGAGACTATACCGATAGCCATTCCCGGATATAATATAGCCATGCATATCATAAACAAAGCACAAAGCCATGATTTTCCAATTCCTCTACAACATATCAACATTGCATTTGGATACCTTGCCATAGCTCTTAATATTAATCTTTGAAATGGGAATAGATTAACTCCTAACACGTCAACCGCAAACTTATCTATATAATGTCTATAATACGACAAAAATTTAGTCCATTCCTCATAATCAATCTGCTCTTGATTAATTGGGTCATAACTTAACGGACTATCTGTATTCTTAGTTAACCAATCTTGCTCAGCCCTTCGTTTTTTACTAAAATTTTTATAAGAAGCCACTATAAACTCCTTTCAATGTTAGAAAATTGTTTTAATAACTTATCATACATATCTTCATCTGTTGGTATAAACTCAGGAACCCAATTATGTTTTTCAACAGCATCAAACACCCTACCAAAACAGCCCAACGCGACATCGTTTGCCCCTCTTTGACTTTCTGCGAACTGTGCCGATTTAGATAGCATATCAAATATCTTCGTAGCTTTTTCATAAGCAGCGTCTGCTCCTTCTTCTCCTGCCAACATTCTTTGATAAGCTTTCATTTGAGATAAAGACGCTTGTGCTATTTTTCTAGCATAATCTCTATGATTGGTTGTAATAATTTTAAAATCATTATTTAGCCCTTGATAATAGTCGTTTAAATATTTCAAGTCTGTGCTACTATAAGTTCCCTGCCATTCATCATTCCACACTGGCAAATCTTCTACCGCATTCTCTACTACCTCTGTCATCTTTGCGTTTTCAGATAATTCATACACACTGTCTTCAAACCTTAACAACGAATACTTAGCCCTCTTATCAAAATTTACAATTTTTAAATAATGCCCCATATAATTTTGTTTAAAGTCTCTACACACCCTATTCCACTCATCCATAATAAAAGGTATGTCTAAAGCCTTCAAAATATCAAACACCGTTTCTAAATTATTTATATCAACCATTTTTTCTGTACACTTTTTACAATAAGGATAACGCCCTACAGCTGAATTACGAGATTTAAAAAAATCATCTACGCTTAAATATTTTCCCATGCTTTCGCATTCTTTATTCTGACAAACAGCCTTAGGCCCCGTTACCTTATTAACGGGTTTTTTATATCTAGTAGACATATTATCACCTTTCTTTCAAAAAAAAGAACTTAATCAAGTTCTATATTATAATTACATTCAATTCCGTTGTTGTTACAAACTAATACAGTTTGTGATGGACGACCACTCAATCTACATTCTATAGTATGGTCGTCGCCTGTTCCAGGAAAACTTCCAGATTGAACAAGTTTTACACCATTAATCTCTGTAGTTGCTGCGTGATGTCTGTGTCCAAACAAGACACAATAAGGGAAGAACCCTAGCATCATACTTAACTTGGCAACGCCGTTCATATCAAACTTATCATAGTCTCCGTGTACAACAGCATAAAATTTTTCTCTACACCAAAAACCAGAAATAGTGTTATCAATGCAATCCAAAAATTCTATATTGTCAAAATGCTCTAATTTACTTTTTGCATACCACTCTATTATGCTATCTAGTCTCTCGTCTTTTAAAGCATCTTCCTTTTTGTCAATTCTTGAATGATTACCAACAACACTAACAACTGTCGTCTTTACAAAATGCTTACTTAATTCCGCCAAAAAAGCAGTAATCATTTCACTCGCTTGAATTACCTGTTCTATAACATTTTCTCTATTTGTTATTGCAATAGTTTTATGTATAGAATTGCTAATCATATCACCCTGTAAAGACACAAAACAATTTTCAGAGTTATGTCTATTCTTTATTTCTATTATCTTATTTAAATATTGATTAAGTCTATCTTTAGCAACAGACAAATTATAATGTCCCCAAGCTGACGCAAAAGTCTGTCCAATATGTAAGTCGCTCACCACTACTACCAAATCATTATTTGACTTTACACAAATATCTTTCTTTTCGTCCAACTTTAAAGGTTCATAATCTACCCTGCCTTGTTTAGAAATAATGTCCTCTAAATAATCTAATTTTTGTTCTACTCGAGCTTCAATACGAATATCTCTACTCTGTAAAGCCCTTTCATCTCTTAACTTGACAATCTCTTTGCGAATTTCCAGCTTTTGCTGTTCTAACTCTTTATTAATCGCCTCGTCATTGCTTTTAGAGAATATCTCATCATAAAACATTTTAGCGTACTGATATTTTTTTCTATAAGCACTCTCATCTCTATACTCTACCTCATCATTTCTGAGTTGCTTATTCAATGTCGGAGTAATACTTTTCCAACTCTCTATCTGGCCACTATCTATCAAGCGACCAATACGCCAAAGATATTGATTTTCACTCTCTCCGTTTTTTTTGTTAAAATCCATATAAAACCCCTTTTTTTCTTTTCATTTAATAATATTTTTACACAAACATATGTTTTTTTATTAAAAAATAAGGCTTTTAAACAGATTGGGTTTTCAAACCCCTTTTGTTTTCTTTTGTTTTTCTTAAATTTTCCTTATACGCACAACTTGCACAATACTTCTTGGGTGAGCGCGTCTTTTTAATTACAACGCCACAAACCACGCATCTTTTATATTCATTTGGATGCTCATACAACAAAAATTCGCCAATAATATTATCATAGTTTGAAATCTCAAACGCTAGCTCTCCATCATTTTTTGCAAATGGCAAATATATATAATTATGCGCTTTAAAATTATCTAACTTATAAAGCCCTTTATTAAACAACTGATTACATAAACCATATCGCTCTGACACTTTAAGTTTAGAAAGCCCAGCAAGCTTCCATAGGTCATTATTGTTTTCAACAACCATTATTATATTATTCTTTTTACTATAAAAACGCAAATGTTTTACGGCACAACCCCACTTATAATAAACTAAATAAACAAACAACAGATGTTTTAAAGAGTCGCTGTCTAACGCTTCTATTACCTCTAATTCTGATTTATATATCGGAACCTTTATATTTGTAACAAAATCATACTCATTAGATTTAGCAATTATCTTAGAATATATAATACTTTTTTCTCTTTCAGATAAATACTCTCCGCCAGACATAGGTATTTCAGAAAGAACATCTTTTATTTCCTGAGGAGTTTTACCAAGACTGGTTAAATAGCGTGCCACAATACATCTCTCACGCCCCTGTGTCTTAATAGTGTTATAATGTTTGTTATTTAAAATATCTTCTGCATATTTTTTTTCGTCAAACACCAACATGGTTTAATTCCTCCAGTCTATAAGTATGTCCTAAATACTCAAATCCATCTGAACTTTCTGCTACCACCTTTGTTTCTCCATCCGGCAAAATGTCTATAATATCATCACCAATTATATCCCAAACACAATCATAAGACCATCCATTATCTCTACACATAACCATTAAATGATTGAATAGTTCTTTCGAGGAAGTAAACAGCTCGCACATTAAACCTCTATACTCGTCTTTATTAGCATATAAAACATTTTTTAATATCTCATTCATATCTTCATCTTGAATACCCTCATTTTCAACCAAAATTTCTATACCACGATATTTTTTCTTTGCTTTATAAAGCTTATATATATCGGTTAATTTCCCAAGCTTATCATGGTCTATTTCTGTATCATCCATAAATTCAGGCAACATACTATTTAAGTTTGGCCTGTATTTTATATCAAACTCAACATTCTCTATCTCTTTACATAATATATTCATAACGCAATCTGTTTCTAAAACAGGAGAATATTTACGATACTTACGCAATAAACTAAGCTCACCCTCTGTATGTTCTTTCTTTCTTAACAAAGTCTTTATTGGCAAACCAAAATGCGTCATACTGATACTATTAAAATTCTTTTCATACTTTTTATAATCGTCCATTAAAATCGAATATAGATAAATAAAGAAATAAGGCTTTTTCTTTACAACCATAGAATTGTATTTATACTTTTCTGCTTTCGTTATGTCGTCGTCGTCTTTATTTATAGCTACCCAATGTCTCCAAGACTTTGGAAAATTAGGAGGTGCTGTACCCTTAATCTTATCTATTTCTGCACCCTGCAGCTCTCTTAACAATTTTAAACGCTTTTCTATTTCTTCTCTTTGTTCTCGCTGCTTGTCGTTTTTAAACAATGGCAACATAGCAAGCATACTAGTAGAATAATTAGTAATCTGCCCCACCTTTGTATCTAACCCTTTTATATCACAGCGCACCTGATTTGGAAGAGTTATCTTTTGTGTTGGTATTATCTCTTTATCATACATTATTGGTAGCTCTTCTCTTTTAGCCCCTTTTAAAAAATACTCATTGTTAGTAGACATACATATATCGCCGTCAAAATCAGAGTCGGCATGTTTTACTACACTAATATCATAAATACTATATATAATACCACTATAAATATACTTATACCACTTTTGCATTTCCTCAGTATTTGCAAGGTTTTGAATATTAACCTCCGAATAATGTGTTAAAGGGCTACGTAATAAACAAATTTCGCCCGTCACATTTCTACTATTCCAGAAATAACCATAAACATTATTTGCCGGCAAAAGCCCGTCCGGTGATAATCCTAAAGCGCTTCTACACTGAGCAACCGGGTCGCTAATCATAAAAGAATAATTGCCCTTTACCCAAATACGTCCTATCTTCGCCTGTCTTATGCTTTCTTTTATAGAATTATAAATTTTTCTTTGCACAAAACCATCTTGTAAAAAGTCAGGATTCTTTACAATCGCTTTAGTAAACACGCTGCCACAAGAGTTAATAATGCTCTCCTTGTCTAAAGTCGGGTTCTTTACCCCAATATTATAAGCCAAAGCGTACTCTATATTGCCACTACAAATGTTTTTAATCCAATTTGTTGTATAAGAAACAAGCCCTTTTATATCTTCCGAATCTAGATTTAAAACTTGAATATATTGATAATTCGTTAAAACATATTCATCGTCAGCCTCTTTATTATAACGAGCAACGCCCCATTTTAAATTATAAGAATGATGATAGCTGGTATAAACCTCCCAAGACGAATAATATTTTGCCATCTTAAACTGACTCTCTGAAAGCAAAACATCAATCTCGTCAATATTATAGGTTGTACCATACCTATCGGTTATTGTGTTTATACCATGCTCTTTAGCATAAGCCCTAAAATCAAAAGGCACTAAATTTCCCTTTATAAATGCCGTCCTAATTACAAATGAACAAGGCGTATATTTTAGATGCATATCTTCAGCCCAAAGCATCGCCATCTCAGGACTAATCAAACCCTGCCCATCGGCGCTGTTTAATTTTATATCTTTATATATCTGTTCGACAGTATTACCCTCTTTATGTTTTGTAATCCAGTTTATCTTTTGATTAGGGATTATCGTATCAAAATCTTTTATTACACAAACACGAGGTTCTCTAACCCACAATACAGACGAAAAAGACAATGCAAAATAAGCAGAAAGTTTTGCCAAGTTTATCGTTTTTATTTTACCGTTTAACCCACACATTAATCTTTCTTGCATATAACCCAAAAGTTTTTCATTAATAAAGGACACAGTATTTCTACGCATTTGCCCGGCGCCCACCATAAATCTAACATAATGCTTGCCGTTTAAATCAAAACCGTTACGTCCAAGGTCTCTATATTCTTTTTTAGCAACAACTTTTATATTTACAATATCATCTACAAAAAGCAAGTTGTCTAAGCTGGATTGTAAGAACTTTAATCTCTCTAGGCTGGTAGCACTCGTTGGCTCTTTACGGATAGCTTTCATTTCTTTTCTAATAGATTGAACTTGATTATACAAAGATACATGGTCTCGGTCTATATTGTAATACTCTCTAATTTTTGCAAGTACCAAATTGTCGCCGATAGAAACAACATTACCATCTCGAGAAGCCTCTTTAAAAGAGTAATACTTTAACCCCTTAATCTTATTAGAAGGTATTTTATATATATAATAAGAATTTTGTAGCACCTTAGCCACTCTACCACTTCCTTTTATTCTTGCTCATTTAATAATATTGAACGCACGCTTTCTTCTAGCTCGTCTAAATTTCTTGCGTTTATTACATAATCAAAATGTTCAAAGTTATCTAAAGCCACCTCGCTTATATGGTTCTTTTGCTCGGCGCTTAAATGCGATTCATAACCACCAATTCTATTTACCCTAATACTAACAACCTTATCATCGCCAAATATTGCAATAGGATAATATATTTCATTTGGAAATCTAGCGTCATCAATTACTATATAATCTACATAATCTTGACAAATCTCTATGTCTTCACAAATTCTATTAACATGAAAATTTGGCTTGTTTAATTTTTGTCTAATTATATTTGTGCCTAAAATCTGTAATAAATTTCTACCATTGTCATCTTTTACGCCGTTCCAACCACAATATCTAGTGGCCAAGTCTTTTAAATAGTATGCGTACCTAGTAATAATTACCCTTTGCCCTTTTTCTTCTAAAATATCATTTATCATTTCAGCAGTTGTCGTCTTGCCATTTTCAGCCTTACCACTTATCAAAAAAATCTTTTTCATATTAAACCCCTTTATTTCGTTTTACCAAAGTCTTATAATCATAAGTATTATAAAACTCAATTATTTCTTCTATTTCTTTCCAAGTGTTGACCACCAGAATACTAGTGTTTTCGTATTCCCTTTGCCAATCATAGTTTCTAAAGTCTTTATATAAAATCTTAATTGTCGCATTAGTATCTAAAGCCTGTGTACAATCGTCTACCTGTATAGCTCCAGACATATCAATTTGACTTTTACTAAACCCGTCATTAACTATACCAATAAATCCTATTTCTGGTGATATATTTTCCTTTACCCACTTTTCCTTTTTATGTAGGTTTTCAGGTGTACCCTTTGTAGATATAATAAAATTTACAACGCCCCTGTATTTATTAAAAAATTCTATAAAACCCTTTTTAAATTCTAAACCAACAAAAAACTCGTCGCTAGCAAAAATATCCAACTTTTCCTTGTTGCTAATCGGGAATATAGAATTATAACCATAATCAACTAAATCATCTTCGGTTTTTCTTATGTTGTATCTCTTATTTAAAATATTTATAACTTGTTTATTGCTCTCTACAATAGTACTATCAAAATCTAAATAAACCGTTAACACTTTCAAACCTCCCCTCTTTATTCTTTTACATAAGCATTATATCAAAAAAAACGCCGGTTGTCAATATTATTTGACTTCCATAAAAATCTATGCTAGAATAATGTCGGTGATGATTATGTATGATATACACACTGTTATAATCGGAGATACAATGATAGATGAATTAATAGATGAGGAAGGGGTAAAATGGTATCCTTTAACCTGGTTTATAACAAAAGTATTAAGAAAAAGCCGTAAAACAGCAGACTTTAGAGATAGTACCATATCTAGATATATGAAAGTTATAGAGTACAGCGCAGACAGACCCGGTATGAGAAGTCCAAAAAAAGTGTGGTGTATCAATGAAAAAGGTATAAAATTCTTACTAAAAAAAATGACTGTCAATAGGGTTGGCGAACCAAGCCAATACAAAACAAGAGAAAAGGGCTTCTATGAAGCGGCGCTCTTTTTTGATGTTAAAAGCGCCCTTGCAAGATTTGCACCAACATTCATAAATCATCCACCAAACATTAACGACTACGACGTATGGTCAGCCATATGTTTAGAATACGACGACAGTCTAAACACAACCTCTATTTGGAAGGTTTGTCCAGAATGCAATTATTATTATCCATATAGCCAAAACTATTTTGGTAAAAATATCAACGAACAGTCTAAGTGTTTACAATGTAAAGGCAAAAATTTCAAATGCAAAAATAAAATCATTCAATTTATATATGATAACGGCGGTCTTGAATTTCTTTATAAATTAAAGAATTACGAGCAAGCAGATACAATAATAAAAGAGTTTTGGAATTTTGCAAACGGAGAGGTCAGCAATGAGAATAAACGTGATTGATGCTGGATGTGGTGTGGGTAAAACTACCGCCCTCATTAATAAGATAAACAAAGACAAAACACCAACAAAATATCTTTTTATTACGCCCTTTCTAACCGAAGTTCAAAGAATTATAAAAAGCTGCAAAAACAAAAACTTTATTGACCCCCAAGAAAAAAGCGGCACTAAATATAAAAACCTCGTTGAACTAATAAACGAAGGACGAAACATCGTAACCACACATGCTCTCTTTCAAAAATTTACAGACGAACTTATAACCGCTATTAAAGAAGAAGGCTATGTCCTTATTATGGACGAGGTTGCTGACATTGTAGAAGAAATAAATATATCAAAATCCGACCTAAAACTTATAAATGATAGATGTGTCGCTGTCGACCCTAAAACACACATAGTTAAATGGACGGACAAAACCTATGATGGCAAATTAAACCACTACAAACACCTTATAGAAAAGGGCAACATATTTGCCTATATGAGTACTAAGGGCTCAATCATTGCCCTTGTGTGGCTCTTTCCTCATAAGGTCTTAAAAGCTTTTAGAGAAATATACATCGCAACCTATATGTTTAAAGGCCAAATACAAGAAAGATATTTAAGCCTTTTTGATATACAATATGTGTATATATATGTTAAAGATTATGAACTTGTATACACTCCACAAATTTATGACTATAGCAAACAAAAGGCGCTCATTAATGTTTGTATGTCTGAAAAACTAAATATGGTTGGCTTTAATAAAACAGCCCTTTCAAAAGCGTGGTTTACTAGAAAAGCAAATGAACAAGATATTAAGCAACTAAAAAAGAACACCTATAATTTTTTTAGAAACCACACAAAAGCAAAAGGGAACGAAGTTATCTGGACGACCTTTAAACAGCATAAGGGGCAAATACAAGACAAAGGCTACACAAAAGCCTTTGCTCCTATTAATTGCCGTGCAACCAATATGTATCAAAATAAAAAGGCCGTTGCTTACATAGCAAACCGCTACTTTAGGCCGACCGTTAAAAACTTTTTCGCCATTAACCACATAAACGCAAGTCAAACATTTGAAGATGAGTTCGCCCTATCTGAACTCGTACAATTCGTCTATAGAAGCGCAATTAGAAATAATCAGCCTATAGATGTTTATATACCATCAAAAAGAATGAGAGACCTCTTTCTAAAGTGGCTCCAAAACAAAAACAAGTGATTCGCCACTTGTTTTTTTTGCCCCTCTATTCTTCTATAGAACTGTCCTCGTCCATAAACGCATAGCCGAAGTTCTTTTCGTACTCGTCTTTAATTGCCACCTTTTCTTTAGCCCATTCGGCTTTCAACTTTTCATAAGGCAGCTTGATTAAAGTGTGCCCGTACTGCTCCCTAGAAAAAACACGCTGCCAAACAATATTAATTACAGACTGCGTTTTATCCTCAATATGCTCGTATGTAAGATAAGAAACCAGAATAAGGTCTCCTCCACTCTCACCCTCGAGATATATCTTTTGGC